TTACAAAATTACCCGCGATATAATATTAATACTGCTTCAAATGATGGAGTTGTTTATTGGAACACTAGCACAGTTGACTCAAATAGTATAACAGGCTATTTTTATAACATTGATGGTTCAGCAAACACACCAATTGCAACTGGAACATATAATACTCATAATATGAAATATGTAACCAAGAGTGCATTAATATTAGTTACCGCACCAAGTGGATCATATTTTGATGAAAACAATAGATTAGTTTATGGTATCGCTAGCCCAAGCGACACTACATACTATTGGACAACTGTATTAAATGTTATTGGTGATGGATATAACAATGGTGAAGGTAATTTTAGCAACGGATCTGGACCAGTCACATTAAATGGATTTGTACCTTCTGGTGCAATTATCACACAAGTAATACCGTCATTTGGTAATACACTTCCTACAGCAGTAATCATACCGGAAGATTATGTTGTGAGAACTGTGGTTGATAATATTGCATTGGATTTTACAGTTCCTGATGACATAGTAATTACTGCAGGATTTGGCGGTATTTATAGCGTTCAGACGTATGTGTATGAAGGTAAAGTAGTAGAAGAATTTTTCACGGTGGATGGACCAACGTCCTTTATCTTAAATTCTGATAATATTGATACAAATAGCATTAAGGTTTATATTACAAATTCTATCAACGATCCAACTACAAAACAGTGGTCTTACGCAGATACTATTTACGGGTTGAATACAAACTCTGAAGTATTTTTTATTCAAGGCAACGACGATAATAATTATGAAGTTGTATTTGGAGATGGAGTTCTTGGTAAAGTATTAACAAATGGTAATATCGTAAGAATTAAATACAGATCAACAAACGGCGACTTAGGAAATCAATCATATGATTTTACTACAACGTCACAAGTAGACGGGTTTAATATTAGTGTATCTACTAATATTTTTGCATCAGATGGTTCAGAAAGAGAATCAATCGATTCAATGAAATTTTATGCACCCAGATATTATTCTATACAAAATCGTGGTGTAACTAGGGATGATTTTGAAACCTTAATAACACAAAAATTTCCACAAATTAAAACTGTTGGAGTTTATGGTGGAGAGGATGCAAATCCTCCAATGTACGGTAAAGTAATTATTACTCCTGTACCATATGGTACATTGCCAGTTCTATCGGCTCAATTGAAAAAATCAATTATTGATTATCTTTCTACAAAAACTATAACTACAGAAGCTATTATCAGAGACCCAGAATATATTTTTATTGAAATTTTATCAAATGTGTTGTTTGACTCTACATTAACAGCAGATAATGCATCAGCAATAAAATCTCAAATTATTCAAAATATAGAATTATTCGACACCACAAATTTATCAGAATTTGGTAACGATTTTAGAAAATCAAAATTGATTGCTGCTATTGATAATACGCATCCATCTATTATTAGTAATGATACTCAAGTTCGTGCAATATATAAAATTGCACCACAAAGAACAGTTAACCAAAGAATTGTATTTACTTATGGCAATGCTCTTTACAGACCAATTAAAACTCTATATTTACAGTCTGAACCAGAAGTTTTCAAAAGTAGCACCTTTGTATATGAAAAAAATAATAGTTATTTCAATGCATACATTAGCGATGATGGTATTGGAGGAATTAGATTATATTATTTAAATCCATTAAATGTTCCTATAATTTTAGAGGCTAATATTGGCACAATCAATTATGCGACGGGTGATGTTTCTTTTGATATAGATCCATGGACATACGCTTCTACTATTGATTTTTTTGCAAAATTAAATTCTTCAGATATCGTAGTAAAAGAAAATAAATTTTTAAGAATTGATTACACTAAAATTAATGTTAACGTAGGAACCTAATGTTTATTGATTTAAAAAAAATATCTCCTTTAGTAAAAAATCAATTTCCAGATTTTTATTTGGAGGAAGGTGATAATTTTTTACAGTTTGTCAAAGCTTATTATGAATGGATGGATTCACCGTCAAATGCTATCTATAAAGCTAGAAGACTTGGGGAATTTAATGATATCGATCAAACATTAGAAGATTATATTAAATACTTTCTTTCAAAATATATGCATGGAATGCCTAAAAATATTTTGGCAGATAAAAGATTACTTATAAAACATATCAAAGATTTTTATAGATCAAAAGGATCTATCGAAAATTTAAAACTTCTATTCAGAATACTTTATAATTCAGATATAAATGTGTATCTTCCTCAAGTAGATATGTTAAGACCCTCTGATGGAAAATGGATTAGAAGTCAATATATTGAAGTTGTGCCATCAATTAATCATTTTAATTACATAGGAAAAATTATAACCGGCACAACAACAGGTGCTAGTGCATATGTTGAAAATGCTATCAGGTTTAACATTAACACCCAACCAGTATATGTACTTTATATTTCGGATATTACTTATGGAAGTTTTGGAAGATCGTTTGAAGTAGGCGAATTTTTATTGTATGACGGCATAACAATTAATACCTCAGACAGAGTTTTAGGATCGCCAGTAGGTGCAGATGTTATAAGTTCTTCGGAAGATAATAGTATTAATGATATTTTATTTACAAACTCTACATCAGGGCGCAATTTAAAATATAATGTAAGTAAACTATTTGATTCTAATCTTTCTAAAGGTTATATCACATTTAAAATTATTGATGGTGGTGAGGGTTATACTTTAAATTCAAAAGTAACTTTAAGTTATGATACTGCAACTACAGGTGTTGGAGCAAATTTTAAAGTTGGATCAATATCAAACCCATTTACATTTTCACATAATGATACATTAATTTCTCCTTATGTAGAAACTTTAATAAATGCAGCAGATTATGGTGCTGGATTAAATAATGCTAATATAAATACATTACTTGAAGATGCGCTAGATTTTGAAAATATTACAGTAGGAACTATAGCCAGTTTAACTGCGGTGACTTCTGGTAATAAGCAATACAATGGTTCACTAAATGTTAACGTTTTTGAATCTTTGGTTTATGGATATGGATGGGTCGGAACTAATGGTGGAATATGGGGGAATAATGCTATTATTTCTGCAACTCCATCTTCTGGTAATGGTGTAATTCAAAATGTGCGTATACTTTCATCTGGATTTGGATACAATAAACAAGGTGAATTATTAGACTTTATAAATCAAAATAATACAAATCTTGAAGCTAATTTATCAATTATTATTGATGGTGTAGGAACAGAAGAAGGCTATTGGAAAGATGAATCTAGTTTCTTAGATGACAATAAATTTATTCAAGATAGTTTTTATTATCAAGAATATTCATATGAAATTCAGACCGATAAATCTTTAGATAAATATATCGATGTTGTAAAAAAACTATCACATCCTGTAGGAAATAAACTTTTTGGAAAGCCTTTAATTATTGATAATGTTGAAGCTAAAGTTGAAATAGTTTTTGAAAAAGTGCGTGGTGGTAAAATAACCAATTCAAATATAGGTTCGTTTATTTTATTCCCCGGTGGCAAATTTAACATAGAACAAGAAGCTTAAAAAATGGGAACTTTTAACCGCAATTTTAAAAATAAATTTATTGAAGAAATTATTACTGATATAGCTAATAATCAGTCTAGCTATTATATTGGATTTGGACAAATAAATCCTTGGGAGGATGATGAAAATCCTCCTGAAGTAAATACTTCAATTCAAACTTCTTTTTATGACGTTCATAAAAACGTTCTTTTTGGAAAAAAAGTTTCGCTGTCCGACACTGCATATATGACAAAAAAAGTTCAGTGGACTTTAAATACTGTATATGATTACTATTCTCATATTGATCCTAATTTATATAACAAAAATTTTTATGTGATAAATTCTGATCAAAATGTATATAAATGTCTTTTTAATAATTACGGTGCTCGTTCGACAATTGAACCAACCAGCACTCTTAAATTTGGCGATTTTGATACGGCAGATGGGTATAAATGGAAGTTTATGTATAGAATAACAGCTGCAAATTTTAGTAAGTTTGCAACAGAAAATTACATTCCAATATATACGGACAATGAGGTCAACTCATCAAAAGAAAACGGTGCTATCCATACTATAGTCGTAGATAATTCAGGAAAAGATTATAAATTTGCTTTTGGTTCTGTAGAAAGCACTATAACTTCAAAGTGTTTTAAAATTTCAAATACTATAGGAACACACCTTCCTTCTAATATTTCACGAGAATATAATTTATCTTCTTTATATCTTGGAGGATCTTTTGAAGATGGTCTTGGTGCAATTACAGATTATGTTGTTAATACTTCTGGAAAATTTGTTTTTACGGATAGAGAAATAGCATTACAGCCCTTTAATTTTAATTATTCAATAACTCCACGAGTTATAATTGAAGGTGATGGTATAAGTGCACA